GGTAATCGTTGCCGAAAATGCATCGGGATAGGCAACGGAGAATGACAGTGGCGTGCTGTCCGAGAAGGTGACAGTAGAAAGCCCCGCAAGCCGCTGCCACTCAGAGCCCGTCCAAGTGTATTCAATGCCAGTGTTGGTATTCACCCATTGCTGACCAATGAATGCACCATTGCCGATGGGGACAGTGGCTGCCACCACAACTGCCGAGTTGTCATCAAAAGCGGCAGGAGGGATGGTGCCAGACGCCAGCTTCGCGCCAGTCACCGCTCCGTCTGCAATCTTTGCCGTGGTCACAGCAGAGTTGGTGATGGTGGCAGCAATCGAGCCCGTGCCAGTGCCCGCTAAGTCGCCAGTCAGCGTGATGGTTTGATCGCCAGTATTGGTGCCGCTGCATGTGCCATTAACACTGCTTCCATCCACCCAGGTGCCACTGCCCAGAGCGATGTTGCCAAGTCCCAGTGCAGTGCGCTGCGCTGCAGCATCAGCAGCGCCAATGATGGTACGACCAGCAGCAGTACAAGCAATCTCCTCGACGGTGCCGCTGCCGCTGATTCGCCCCAGAACTACATTGCCACTAGCAGTAGCTTGGATTTTGCTGTAGGTGACGGCGCCATTGGCCAGTTGGTCTGTTCCAATGCCGTTGGCGGCAATCTGTCCAGAGGCAATGGTGCCTGATGCTATCTTCGCGGCAGTCACTGCACCATCAGCTAGTGCAGCGGTGTTGACTGAACCACTCGCATAGGCAGCACTGCCAAGAGCACTCACCTTGTCCGTGGTGACGCAGCCGCTAGCCAGCTTTGCAGTTGTAATCTGCCCGTCGCCAATGCCTCCACTGGGCATCACCACCTGCTGATAGGCAGCTCCGTCGTAGATTTGCAGATTACCAGTAGAACTATTGAAGAAACCGCGCCCCTCAAAGTTATCGCCTGATGGTACGAGAGTGGCAACCACCACTGAACTGTCAGCCGCGAGCTTGGTGGCAGTAACTGCTCCACTAGCCAGCGCACTTGCGCCGAGCTTGGTGGTGCTTCCTTGGTTCAGCAGTCCAAGATCAATCGTGCCGCTCGGCACCAAATTGATGCCACCAGCAAGCAAGCTACTGGCCTTGATCTTCTTGGTCTGACTGGAACTAACGTCAACAATGGGCAGCACATCGCCGGAAGCAAGCGCGGCCTGAGGAAGTTCCCTGAGTTGTGTAATGCGTTCGTCTGACAAAACGCTACTCCATTGACAATGTGCTATAACCCATCTTAATCCTCAACTTCCTTCAACAGGTAGCCCAAGGACTGCTCAAGTTCAATTCTGTCGTTGTCCTCCTTTAGCACATAGCCAGACGGTTCGCCAATGAGAAGCCTGATTTCTCCGGTGGTGATGAAGTCAACAGCGCATGAAACCACACTGTCGTCGTTTACTTCCACGCCAGCGCGAGTGACCATTGCTTTCATCTCGTAGTACACCGTTTGGTTAAGGGCGTTCTTGGTGCGATCCGTTAAGTAGAGGGCCAGGTCAAACTCGCTGCCAATGTCAATACGATGGATGAGCTGAAGAAGCAACACCGGAGGCTCTGTTATGCCAGTGGTGCTGTAGTCAAACAAGCAGTCAATAGTGCCAGCTCCCGTGATCAAGCCAGCCGCATACTGCTTGCGGAAGTTGTCAGCAAGAGCGGTCACGTCTATTGCTTCGCGCTCAGTGTTGAGCACATAGCCACTGACATTGCCAAGGATGTTGTAGCTTACGTCTCTCACCTTAATTTCAATGGTCAGCGGATCACCAGCAAACTCCGTCAAGACAATCTCTGTTGCCCTGTTGTTGTTTACGGCATCTTGAAACGAAGTGAACAGTCGCAAGCCGCCTGCTGCGTTTACGTTGATGTAGACCGAGGCGGAGTCTTCCGTAGTATTGCTACTCCAGAATGACGATGGAAGAAATACAAGGCCGCGAGCGTCCTCTGTGGTGATGTCCACGCGATCACCAGTAATGAGGTTGTCCAGGCTCTTGTCGAAGTTCAGGCGATTCAGGGCGGTGTTCACGTCGTCACTCAACACCACATCAGTGATCAGCCCATCCTCAGTGGACGAACCACGACGCAAGCGGACATTGCCTTGGTGGCCAGTAAATACAGCCATCAGCTAATCACGTCAACAAAGTCGCCATCCATCGTAAATTGAATGGGAACGATGCTCAGTTCCCCAGTGCTAGCTCCCACCTGTGCGCTAGTGATGTAGGCGTTGAACCGGATGTCATCGTTTTCTTGCCCACCTGCGTTCAATCGAAGAAGAACTCGTTGATTTTCAGTGATCGCCCCTTGCCGCATGATTTTGCCCAAAAGCTCGGTGAACTCATTGAAGGTTGCATTTTCGCCTTGGCCAAGTCTGTAGTAAATCAACGTAGCGGACCCAGTAGCGCCCTTGATACCAGGGGTGAAGGTGCTGGCGATGTCGTCGATGGCAGTGGTACTAAGTAGTTCAACGGTAGTATCAAGCGACCAGTCGCGGATCTTGGCGACGGGCTTCCCATCAAAGCTCAGCGAGCCAGTGCGCCCTGTATAGAATCCCATCGTTACGTCAAGACTTTGCCATTAGTCTAAACAACCCTGAACAATTCGTCGCTAAAGTCGGCCACCCTGCTAAGCAACAAGGCGCCACTCTCCTCGCATGGATGTTCAACTGCCTTCACTGTAATCTCCCCTTCCTCGTCCATTGACACCTCTGTGGCGCGGAAAACACGCTTTCTGTTGGCTGCCACGCCCAAGACAAACATTTGCCCTTCGTAGTCCCTAAGCGTGTTTGATCGTTGGTCAACAATGCTCACGCCGTCCAACGACACTACCTTCCCTCCCGACTTGTAAAGCAACATGCTGTAGGTGCCGTCAGGAATGCGGTCGCTCAATGGAGCGTTCAAGGAGCCATCATCACCAATAATGCCGGACGATGTGCGCTGCCAGCTCACAAGCCCAATGTCCACATAGATGTAGGCGCCAGGACTGATCGGGCTATCAGTAGGGAAAGTTTTGAACTCCAGCCCCTTCCTCACCCATCGCCTTTGATTGCAAAGCAGCTTGCCGTAGAGGATGGCTTGTTCCCTTGTGGAGACGAACTGGCTCAAGTCAAACGTCTGCCGCAGCGCCGTTTCCTCATCCACGCCCTTCAGCGCCACCTGCACGCTGGCGTCCCGAGGGAACACGTCTTGCTGCTCAGTGTCCCTGTAGATGATGGTGGCAATCAAGTCTTGCGTGGAGTCCCCGTAGTCCAAGAACTCCTCCTTGTAGCTGCCCTCAAGCACGTTGCCAGCGGTGAACATGGCGCTGATCTGCACCTGTCGGTTAGCACGGCCAGCGTTGTCGCAGGGGATGGCAGGAATCAGCGTGTCCTTGCCTCCCACGCGAGCAAGCTCCAAGAGGCTAAAAGGCGCCGTTTCCGCCCAGAACTGCCGCCAAGACGATGGATCGGCAATCACACCATCCATGAACAGTTCAGTGCCAAGTCCATTGTTCTTGCAAAACCGCTTGGATAGCGCCAAGGTCTGCCAGTCAATACCCTGCGGCTTTGCATACTTGCCAATGCCGTTTTCACGGTCCAGCACGGTGTCAGCAAAGATGTCTGGTGCGTAGCTTGTGCTGTCTTGGCTTGATGAATAGGAGCCATCATTGTTCACCACATAGCTTTCCTTGCCCTCCGTCACATAAGCCGTGATCGAGCGCAAGTCTTGCACCCCCTTGCCGGAGTACACGCCAAGCGCCATCATGCTCATGCCCTCATAGCGACTAGCAGTGTTGCCGACTTGCTGCTCTGTCACTGAAGTAATCCTGAACTCTGGCCCGCTTTCAAAGCTGAACTGCGTGTCAGTGTCACTCCTGTTGGAGAACAAGTCCCATTCGTTTGTGTAGACAGGCCCACGCTCTTCTAAAGCATTCTTGAGAAACGCCCCTCTGTTCACCAAGTCGCCCACCCACTTCCATTGCGTGCCATCATTCGCATTGAATCGAGAACGCTTACCGCTATTTTCAATGAAGGCAAACTGCTCTTGTCCATCGTCCAAGATTTCTGCAGTGATGTCTCCAATGGGAAGAAAACGAAACTCGTACTTGCTAGTGGTGTCACCCTTGAATAGCAGCGCGAGGAAGTTGTCTTGATCCGCCGCACGCCTCACTGCAAAGATGATTGGCACGCCATCAAACGATGATGCTCCCGTCTTGCGGTATTCCACCTTGAAAAAGGCCATCCTGCCCTGGATGCCGTTGTCGCTCATCTTGTAGCCATCAGGAGCATCCTTCTCCCCATACTTCTTCTGTCTGCCTTGG